CATTCAGGCACGAGTCGACTCATAGGATCCTCACCGTTCCCCATTGCTCGGGCGGGCCCCAAACATCCCCCCAAAGGAATGTGTCCGCGAGAGTGGTTCGGGTAAAAAGTAGCTGGAGCCCGACGCCGGCTGCGCGCGTGTCGGGCAAGATTTGGGTCAAGAGATCGACGCCCTCGCTGTCGAGCGGCTGGAGCGTGGTCAGCCAGAGCGTGGCGTCGCCAATCTCGAACAGGCTGTAGCTGGCGGGTCCGACCAAGAGCTCCAGCACCGCGAGTAAATCGCTCGCCCGCCCGCGGCTCACGTTGGCGAGCGCGCGGGCCTCGATGAGGAGCCGATAGCTCTCGGTCGAGAAGTTCAGCCGCGGCTGACCCACTATTCTGCCGAGCACCTTGAGCCGCGGGAGGTCCGCGTTCGGCAGCGTCCGAATGTCGAGGATGTCCCAGACCGTGTCCTCGAGCCGCTGGATCTCGCGCAGGAAGGACGAGAGCAAGGCGGCGATGAAGGGCTTGCCCCAGAAGGGAGGGGCGAGTTTGCGCGCAGCGATCTCGTCGTGGCTGTCGATGTACTGCAGCGCACCGAACACCCCGAGCGGCTCGGCATAGGGCACGCGCTCGCCGACCAGGTACGTGATGAGCTCGGAGCCGTCCGCGTCGCCGTCGGTCGAGAGCGCGGTGTCGATGGCCGTGGTACCCTCAGCCATGACCACCCCCGCGATGACCACCGCTGAACGTGAAGGCATCCGGGCGAGGGCCCGTGCCCAACGGGAGAGCAGGGCGCTCGATGAGATCTACAGCGACCGCCTGCGCGCGGCAGGAGTAGCGACCTGGCGTGAAGTCATCGACGCCATCACCGGCGGTCTGTGTAAACCGACTGTGTCGACACAGCCTCATGTCACATCGCCCGTGACCGTGATGTCTGACGCCTCGAGTAAGTAGATCCGGTTCTGCACGGCGGCCAGATCGGCAATGCCAGACGGCACACCATCGAAGACGCCGTCAATGGTGAACGTCACCCAGTTGTTTACTCCGGCGACCGTGAACACCGATGACGCCAGCCGATTGAATGTCACTTCCTGTCCCACCCGGACTGGCATCGCAGCTAGGATCGCGTCCCGCACGTCATCTATCGAGACTCCCGTCTCGCTCTCGATGTTCACCGCGACGGTCACGTTAATGACACTGGCCCGGTCGAACGCAATGACGACGGGCCCGATCACCGGGTCCTGCGCCGTGCCGCTCTCGCTGCCCTGCGAGAGGATGCCTTCCGCCTTGTGGTCAAGGATGATCTGCGCAATGGCGTCATCGTCGGCTGCTGCGGGCGAACCATCCCAGGCGACGACCCGGATACCATGGGGCCCGATGCCGTCGGCGTCCGTGCTGCTCGTGGTGTTTTCGAACACCTCCACGCTGCGCATCCCGTCGAGTAGCGCGAGCTTGCTCCGGATGGCGCCACGCGTGCGCGAGCCGCCAATCGACAGCGCTATCTCCCGCCGGATTCGGAGCGCGGGGATGGGCTCGATGTCCTGCCCGGGGCTCGCCGCGGCGTCATTGGTGACGCTGTTCCAGCCGCTCGCCGCCACGGCAATGATAGTGAGCGTGCCCGCTTCCGCGATGGCCGCCGCGCCCGCTTCCGCCGACTCGAACACGGCGGCGTACTCGCCGGCGGTCGTGCTGACCACGGCGTCGCGGTTCAGCCAGAGATTCGTCGGCTCGCCTGTGACTTGCGCGGTGAGGTCACCCGCCGCGTAGGACTGCGAAGCGTCGAGGTCGAGCGTGACCGTGACCAGGCCGTGGGTCAATCCGCGGCGCGGCACGCCCGAGAGCAGCGAGAGGGCGACGAAGCGATCGTCCGAGGCGTTGTCTGGATCAAACGCGTGGTAGGCCTCTTCGATTAATTGCTCGAGCTGATCGATTGAGTCGGCGTCGAGGTTCGTCGTGTTGCCGAGTACGGCGCGATCGCCCAAATCCAACTTGAGGCTGATCTTGCCGCGCAGGTAGCCCTGGATGCTGGTGAGCACCATGTCGAGGGTACGCCTCGAATAGCCCGTCGCGGTTACCGGCACGTAGCTTCACGCAATGGCAAATCCCACCTCATCGGCTGCGCTCTCCCCGTCCTCACAAGTCACGCGGAAGCGTACGACCAAATGCCGGGTCGCGCGCTCCAATTGCACGGTGAGCTCATCCACGCTCTGCACCCCGGCCGTCGCCAGCAGGAAGCCGCGGAAGATCTGGGTGATGACCCTGAAGTCTGGGCCCTTCACCAGGATGGTGCCGATCATGGGCAGGCCCGCGTCCGGATCCCACGAGATGGTACCCGACCAGATCTGCGCGCCGACGCGGATTTGCTGGAGCGCGAGCGCTGCGCCACGCGTGAGCAGGATCTCGCGCCCGTCGTCCGAGAGCTGGAGGTCACCGATGACGGGCATCAGCGGGCCTTCACTTTCGTGGCTGCCATCTCGCCCGCCGCGATGCGCGCCGCAATCAGCCCGATGTTCGTGACCCAGTTGGTTTGGATGGGCGGCGTCGTTTGCACCCCGGTGGTCGGCACGAGCGCGGCGACGACGAGGGACAACTGGGTGAGGATGTCCGTGAGCACGCCGGCGACCCCGGGCTCGAGCGCGACGAACTGCACCGCCTGCCCGGCCCGCGCGACGATCGGGATGCAGACCGCGTGCAGACCATGGCGGCGGAGCACCTCAGGTTGCTCGACGGAGCCGGTGTCCCACCATTTGGAGAAATCCTCCTCGCACAGAACCAAGAGACACGTGTCGCCAGCCGCCCACGCCCCGGGCCACGCCACGGGCACGTCAGCCAGGGGGGAGAGCGTCTCGAATTCCCCGCTCGCTGCCTCGAGCTGCACCGCGAGCGTCACTTCCGCCGTCTGCTCCGCCTCCGAGTAGGAGCGAATCTCACCCACCATGGCCGTGTGCACGCCTCGCAGGCGCGAGGTGAGCACGGTGTCGAGGACCTCGCCCCACGAGGGCTGGCGGGCGCTGGCGGTCATCGCCGCTTGTGGCTCCGGGGGCTTGGCGGCGCGGTGGGCGGGGTGGCGACAGCAGTGGTGGGCGCACTGGAATTAGCGAGCGCCGGCACGGGCTCCGGCTCGGACGCTGCTGGCGGTGGGCCTGCTGTCGGCGCCGGCTCCCAGAGCCGATCGAACCGGACGGCGTCGGGCGGGCAATTGAGGTGCGAGAGCGTCTCGAGACAGCGCCGCTTGAGCTCCGCCTCGCCCCCGGCGTCGAGCGCGACCCGGTGCCCCATGGCCGCGACGTGGGCGGCCTCCCTCTCGATGCTCACGATCATGCTGCCTGTGCCTTTCCGTAGGGTCGCCCGGTCCAGTCGATGCACCAAGAGTCGGTGGAGTGCGAGTCGCCATTGTGTACGGTCGCCGTGCACACCAGGTTGCCCGCAAATGCCTCGCCCTCGACGCGGAAGGGCACGCCCGGGATCAGATCCGGGCGGAGCAGGCAGCGCCCGCAGACCCGGACCGAGCCCGCCGCAAAGCCCGGCTCGGCCTTGGCCACCGTCTCCACCTCGACCTCACCGATGAGCCCCGTGTCAGGGCGCAGGAGCGGTCCCTGCCGGTCGCCCACCGGGAGCCCCGCCTCCCGGAGCTGGAGCGCCGAGTCTTGGATCGACCACCCGAGCCCACACGAGCGGGTAATGCACTCGAGCTCGTCGAACACCGAGCCCCGGATCGTGAGCGCCCGGGACAGCGTCTTGCTGCCGTTCTGGAGCCTTGCCCCGAGGAACTGGCGCAAGTTTCCTTCCCCTACGCCGAGCGCCTTGCCGAGGTCACGGATGACCGTGCCAATCGGGGTGCCTGCGGCGAAGGTTCTGTTGATGCGGGCCGTGCGGATCCGCGACTCGCCGTCGCCCCCGGAGACGCGGGTGATGAAATCCGGGGGCTCGTGCTTGGTGCGGCAGCTCCGCAAGTCGCCCTGGAATATCAGCCCGACGTCGCCCACGTAGCCCGCCTCGAGCCTGACGGGCACGTTGGCGAGCTTCGCCAGGGCTTCCCGCGAGGAGCGGGACAGGTTCCAGATGGCAATCTCGGCGTTGTTCGGTATGCGCTTGGTGTCCCTTTCGATCCCGAAGGCGACGCGCAGCGCGTTCAGCCCTACGCCCTCGCGTGCGTCTATTTCCACCGTGCCGATGGTGAGCCGGTAGGCGCGCTGGAATGCCGTCAAGCGGCCTCGAGCTCGGCCACCTCGGCAGCGGTCAGGTAGCAGAGCTTGACGCGCGCGCCGAGCTCCCCGAGCCCGGGAGAGGCGAGGTCGTCCGTCTCCGATATGGCGAGGAAGATCCCGGGCGGGCCGCGCACTGCCCGGCGACCCAGCGGGATGCCCACGTGCACCGTTTGCCCCGTCAGGATCGGGCGGCCGTCGAGCGCGTCGATGGAGAAGGTCCAGAGCTCGCGCCGGAGGTTGTAGCGGAACGAAAACAGGTACTCGACGCCGTCGAGCTGGGTGCGCTGGTCGTACGCTTCCAGCGCTTCTGCGCCCGATAGCGTTGGCAGCACGAGGGACATCGTGCTCGGGAGCCTACTCCCGGGCCGGGGCTAGGTCAAAGAGGGGGTCAGTCCTCGAGGCAGAACGTCATTCCCGTGAAGAGGCTGGGGTCGCCATGGACTTCCTTGGCCCTCGCGACGCGCGCCTTCGTTGCACTGTGCATTCGATCGTATGCCTCATCCGGAAACTCATGCGCCATGTCGCCCAACCCAACGAAGGGATCCGGCCTCTTCCGGCGCGGGTTGTCGTAGCCGCAGGGCCATAGCGCAACGGCCACGTAGGGCGCCCGTCGCGTCACCGGCATCGTGCCCAACGGGGCGAACCCAGTAACGCTCGACTCCAGCGCGGGTGATGATCGCCAGCGGACGTCCACGGCGTAGCGCTCCGGTAACTCGGGCCTGACGCGGACCACGGTCCACCCCGGAGTGGCCCCGAGCAAATCGATGAACGCCCGCAGTTGAGCGCCCGTACCCACGTCGGGGAAGACGGCTACAGCCAACTGCTCTGCGGACGCTGCCAGCCGAATGTGGTCCGACAACTTCTGGACAACGGCATCCGTCGGAACGCCGAAGAACGACACCAGGCTGATTCGGCTCCCCTTGGCAATCGAGCTGGCAAAGCTGCACCCATGGAGAGTCGAGCTGTTCAGCCAGGCACCGAACACCTCATGCACGTAAGCCGCATGGGCCTCAAGATCCAACGGGCGACTCGAGCTCACAGTCATCCGTTATCGGCGATGTGTTCAGCGACCCGCCAAAGCAAGCGAAAAGGCCTTGCCACCCGTCGTGGTAGACGAACACGCGGCGAGCCGTGCTGGCCTTGCGCATGTAGAGCTCGGGGTCCGTGTTGAACACGCTCAGCTCGACTCGGATGTCTGCGCCCGCACCAGCCTCGTTGGTGTCCACGTGGGTGAACATATACCCAGGTGAGCCGATGGTCAACTGTCAGGACATCCCATTTGGGTCACTCGGTCGGCAAGGCGACCCCTGGCCAAGCACGACCTGAGCAATATCAGGCCTGAAGTACAGCCCCGCCCGCGCCTGCCGCTCAAGCTCTCAACACCCCATGCGCCTCCCCTCGCTCGCCCTCGCCCTCGCTCTGACTGCCCTCGCTTGTAAGGGGGAGTCCCGTGAGGGGCCAGCGCCCGAGTGGCTGGTGAAGGTCACCGGCGTGACCTCTGAGAGTGTCGAGGCGCGGCGACAAGAGCGACAAGCGGCCTTTGAGCGTGGCGATGCCGTGCCGGCGCCGGCGCCGGACCCCTCCTATCACGACCTCGCGGATCGTCTCGGGATCGTCGCCGAGGTCCGCGCCGAGAGGCTAGCGGCAGGGCTCGACCCGGACACGGGGCAGCGGCTCGACTTGGCCAACGCTCACTGACCCGTCGGCGCGCCCCCGAACAACACCTTGGCGGCGGCCCTGGCCCTGGCTTTGGTCTCGGGCTTCGTCTCCGTTGCTGGCGCGGCGCCCTTCTGCTTGGGCGCCTTGCTCTTCGGCACCGGTGGCAGGTCCACCGTCTTGGTCTCGACCGTGGCGATCTGCTTGAGCTCGACGCCGAAGCTCGCCTTGCCCGCCTGACCGCCCGCGTCCGTGCGCGTCACGCTGGTGAGGACCAGGTCGATGTAAGACGCGCCCTTGATGGTGACGATCAGGGGCGTCGCCGTCTCGAGCAGCGAGAGGAGGTTGGCGTGAAACAGGTTCACGCGATCCAGCGGCGCCCCCGCCGCGAGCACGTGCACCTTGAGCTCTTTGGCGGCGAGCGGTCGGCTCGAATCGAGGCCCGTGATCGAAACCTCCTTCGCTGGTCCACCGCCGAACAGCAGCGACCGGAGCGCGCCCGAGAGCGCCAAGAGCGGCGCTGGGCGGAACTCGCTCTGGCGCACGGGCAAGGTCGCCGTCTGCGTGCCCACCGGGCGTTGCTCGTAGCCGAGAGCTTGCAGCGCCCGCGCGAAGCCTGTCGTCTCGATGATGGGTGTCTCGGTTTGCGCGAGTCGTAGCGACAGCGTGCGCGGCTGGCGGATCACGTGGTCGACGATGATCGCGCCCGACTCGATCGCATATTGAGTGAGCTCGCTCGAATCCGTGATGGAGGCTTCCTGGAGGAGGTCCGCGACAAGTGCCCCGCCGGCAAACTGGATCAGGTCATCCAAAGGCCCCCCGCTTTCTAGCCTCGCGCGCGAAGGCGGCAGCGGACATCTTCGCCCGAGTCGCGTCAGATCTCCGCCTGCCAGCCGTCAGTTGCCCAAGCTTGACCAAGTGCGCCCGACCCTCGGGTGTAAGAGCGCGACCTTTTTTTCCGGCGGACATATTGGCGCGAGCCTCAGCAGTGTGAACCCTCCCCGCGTGGGCAGCGGACACTTTGGCGCGGCCCGACGCTGACAGAGAATGGGTCTTGCCGGTGGCCGCGGCTGCCAGTTTGGTCCGCGTTGCTAGTGAGACCGAGTGCCCTTTTTGGCCCGCCGACATGTTTGCCCGGCCCTGTGCTGACACCGGGTGGCCCGTCAGTGCCTTGCAGTGCCGCGCCCTCCGCTCGGCACCCCAAGCGCCGACCGCGTACTTGTTGCCCTTGGATGCCGCACCGATCTTTGCTTTCGATGCGGCCGAGTGCTTGAACCCTGTGCTGCCGTCGCCGCCGGGAGTCAAATTGTAGGCGGGTTTGGTCTCTCGGATGAGCGCCACCTCAGCCATGCACGCGGCGGCGCGTGTGGAAAACTCTTCAAGCGCCCGCCAGATGAACGCCTCGGGCCCGTGCTTGCGCAACGCCGCTCCAAGTACGGGGCACCCAAGGCCTCTGCGCGCTGCGCACCGGTGGGCAGCCCAGCGGTGACGAAGCAGGCTCTCGGTGATTCCCACGTACCGCTTACCCGAGGCCCGATGCATGATCTCGTAGAGGAAAACCCGCACACTTACAGTGTAGCACCGGTGCAACACCGTCGCCACCCCCGTCAAATCATCGCCGCTCATTGGTAGGGCGCCACCGTCGCTTCGCGATTGCGCTCTAGCGCGTCTTCCAAGTCAGCGCCTATGCGCTGCGAGTCCTCGGCGGAGTAGCCAGTGATGGTCAGGTGGGTGTCGCCGAAGATGGTCGAGTTGCCCGCCACCGAGCCGTCCGCAGTGGGTGGGCCATAGCGCAGGCTCCGCGGCGCCTGCAACGTCTCGCCGGTGTCAGGGTTTATGCCGCCCTCGGTGCGGGCTCGTCGGATATCCTCGGTAAAGCCGCTCCAGTCCGCGAACCATTTCACGAACTTGTTCCCTGTGCCATCGGCGACGTCGGCCGCGTTGCTCTCGACACGCTTTCGCTCCTCCTCTGGGTCGAGGAGCTTTCCGTCTTCGCTCACGCCCATCAGTTTGCCGAATATGCGGCCACCGCGACCCTTGGTGACGTAGTCGAACAGGTCCGTGAGCGCGTCCTTCACGGACTTGATACTCGCGAGCGCCTTGTCGGTCGCGCCCGCGCCGAACAGCGCCTCGATGAAGTCTCTCGTGTAGGCATCGCCGCCTTGCAGCGTCGTGACCAGATCGTCGATGACCAGGTACAGCGCGGCCCACGGCGCCGCTGCGGCTCCGATTCTGAGCAGCGCCGGCGCGAGCGCAATGACGGCGGCAGTGAACAGCGAGATGGCCGTGTTGCCGCCGTCGAGCTGCGAGACGAGCTTGTCGAAGCCGTCCGTCACGCCGGTAATGAGCGGCATGAGCGGGTCGAGTGCGCGTCCGATGAAGGCTTGTACCTTGAGCTTCAAACCCACCCACCGATCGCTCAAGCTGTCGGCCGCCTCGATCACGTCCTTCGACACGACCGGGAGCTTGGCGAGCGCAGCACGCTGGGCCTCGATGCCCTTGCGTCCGCCTGCCATGAGCGCTTTCAGGTCGATTGACCCGCGCCCGAGTAGCTTCTGAGCGAGCGCTGAGCGCTGCGTCTCGTCCGTCATGTCGGCGAGCGAGCCGATGGTGTCGAAGAAGATGTCTTGCGTCGAGCGAAACGAGCCGTCTTGATTCTTGACCGTGACACCGAGCTTCGCGAACGCTGCCGCTGCGTCCTTCGAAGGGTCCACCGCAGCGTTGGCGAGCGAACGGAACGCCGTGCCGAGCGTCTCGACCGACGTCGCGTTGGCACCCGCGAGCACACCGAGCCGCTGGATCTCATCGGTCGTGACGCCAAGCTTGGCTGCCTGCTCGCCGATGCCGCCGATGTTGTCGACCGCATGCATCAGCCCGCGCGCTGCGCCGCCAATGCCGAGCGCCAGCATGCCGTTCTTCAGCGTCAGGATACGGTCGAGCAGCCCCGGGCCTCCCTCGGTGGGCGTGCCGGTCGGGTTGAACTTCGCCCTGAGCGACGCCACCGCGCTCCCGAGTCTCCCCCGCAGCGTCTGCGCATACGCCTCGGCCGCCGCCCGGCCCGCCACCATCGTCTCGCGCGTCGGGCCAAACTGCTGAGTGCGCCCAGCGGCGGACGCAAACGCATCGCCAAAGCCGGTGTTGTCCGCG